CGGTGTTTCAAGGCGCACGATTTTTCTAGGCATTAGCGTGCAAACTTTGTTCGCTAAGTGTTTAAAATGCGCGAACAAGTCCGCTAACAGGCAAAGCGGGCGATTGTATCACTAGTTATTGCTGTATGCAGCTGATCACTCGAGTAGAGGCCGCCAAGCTCCTAGGAGTAACCAAGGAAGCGGTCTACGGTGCGATCAAAAAAGGAAGGTTGAGGGTTTATCCAGACCAAAAAGGCAAGCCAATGGTTGACGCTGACACCTTGGTTCAGGAGTGGAACAAGAAAACTCAGCGTCCTGTCTCGGCAACCGTCGTAAACAAAGTGACAAATCCTGAGCCGCGAATGAGTCGCACTAAGGAGTACATCCCTGACTACGACGAAAGCAGGGCAAGAACTGAGCATTTGAAGGCCGAGCTGCTTGAGATTGACCGACAGCAAAAAGAAGGCAAGCTGGTTCCAACTGAAGAGGTTGAGGCCAAATGGGTCGAGATTGTCACCTTGGCTAGGAGCAAAATGCTGGGCATTCCGAGCAAGGCAAAGCAACGCATCCCTGATTTAGACGCTGCTGCAATGAAGGCTTTGGAGGATATTGTTCGCGAAACGCTTGAAGACCTTTCTGGGGAGTCAGAAGAATGAGCAACATCGATCTGCTGGAAAGAAAAGCCTTCTTGGCGTTCAAGCCACCAAAGAAACTCAGCCTTAGTGAGTGGGCTGATGAAAATGCGTTTTTGAGCGCCGAGTCGAGCGCAGAAGGTGGTCGATGGAGAACGCTGCCTTATCAGAAGGGGATCATGGATGCGATCACTGATCCTGCTGTTGAGCAAGTGACAGTCATGAAGTCAGCCAGGGTTGGCTACTCAAAGATCTTGAACCATGTAATCGGATACCACATCCACCAAGATCCAGCGCCAATCATGCTGGTGCAGCCGACAATTGAGGATGCGCAGGGATATTCAAAAGAAGAGATTGCCCCAATGCTGCGCGACACACCAGTCCTCAAGGGCTTAGTGAGTGAGGCTAAGGCGAAGGATGGGGCAAACACGATTCTGCAAAAGCAGTTTCCTGGCGGGACACTCAGTCTCGTAGGTGCTAACTCACCTAGAGGCTTCCGTCGTGTGAGTAGACGGATTGTTTTGTTTGACGAGGTCGATGGCTATCCGCCGTCAGCAGGATCTGAAGGTGATCAAATCAAGCTGGGCATTAGGCGTACTGAGTACTACTGGAATCGAAAGATCGTTTCTGGCTCGACACCAACAGTCAAAGACTTCAGTCGCGTGCAACGCATGTATGAGCAGTCAAACGCTCAAAAATATTTTGTGCCGTGCCCTGAGTGTGGTCACATGCAGTATCTGCGTTGGTCACAGATCAAATGGTTCGATGGTGATGCATCAACAGCTTGTTATGAGTGTGAGAAGTGCAATGAGCATATTCCTCACTCGAAAAAGCGCTGGATGGTTGAGCGGGGAGAATGGCGCGAAACTAAGCCAGGCAATGGAAAGCATGTCGGCTTTCACATTTGGGCGGCGTACAGCTATAGCCCTAATGCTGCCTGGTCGAATCTTGTTGAGGAGTTTTTAGATGCTAAGCATGATGCAGAGCAATTAAAAACTTTTGTCAATACCATTCTCGGAGACGTATGGGAGGACGAATACGCAAGCAAGGTGAGTGGCGATTCGTTGATGCAGCGAGCTGCTGAGGAGACATATAAGCAGGGCACTCCACCAGCTGAAGTGTTGTTGCTTACATGTGGCTGCGACTGCCAGGATGACAGACTCTCGATGTCTGTCTGGGGCATCGGAAGAGATGAAGAGATGTATTTGGTGGATCGAATTGTTCTTCATGGATCACCGTCTAGGGCAGAAGTCTGGAAGCAACTAGACGAGGTGTTGCAGAAGCCTTATGAGACAGAGGATGGCCGCAAGCTCAATATTGAGGTCTGCTGCATTGACTCTGGTGGCCACCACACTCAAGAGGTGTATGGCTATGCGCGAGAGCGTGCCGCAATGGGTGTGATTGCGATCAAGGGCATGAACGTAAAAGGCAAGCCACCTCTAGGCAAGCCAAGCAAGGTTGATATCAATTACAAGGGTCGAGCCATGAAGAATGGGGCTCAACTCTTTGGTGTTGGGGTTGATGGAGTCAAGAGCTTGTTGTTCGGACGGCTCAAGCACAATGATCCAGGCCCTGGATACCTTCATTTCTACCCAACTGTTGGCCCTGACTATTTTGCTGAACTGACTTGTGAACGTCAGATCCTCAGATATCGAAATGGCTTCCCGGAGCGAGTCTGGATCAAAAAAAGCCAGAGTCCAAACGAGGCACTGGATGAAATGGTTTATGCGTACGCCGGATTACACCGGCTTTACCAGAAATATGACCGCCGGAGCATTTGGGATCAGTTTGAGCGCCGTAATGAGCCTAATAAGGCGTCTCAGCTAGGATCGAAGCAGCAAAAACGGCCTAAACGCCGTAATTTCGTCCAAAGCTGGTAGTCCCGTGAACATCCCAAGTGAGATCCGGGCTGGTGACACCGTTAAGTGGAGAGACAACTCTTCCAACGATGTTTTCGGCAACGAAATCAAGAGTGACGACTGGACCCTCAAGTACTACTTGAGGACGAATGAAAGGCCTAGCGCACACACTTCTACGGGCACTGCTTACTCAACTGGCTGGGAATTTACGATCTCAGCGAGCGATTCAGCTGATTTTGAGGCTGGGACTTGGTACTGGCAGGCAATTGCAACCAAGTCAAGCGAAAAAATTACTCTCGGCTACGGCAAGCTGACTGTCGAGGCTGCTCTTGAGTATTCAGGAACGCCTGGGCTGTTCGATGGCAGATCACAGGCCAAGAAGGACTTAGAAGCGGTTCAAGCCGCAATCAGGACATTGATTGCGGGTGGTGCGGTTCAGGAATACAAGATTGGCAATCGCAACTTGAAGCGTTATGACTTGCCAGACCTAATTCAGCTAGAAGGTCGATTGAAGGCGGAAGTTAACCGCGAAAATCAAGCGGAGCTAATCGCCAACGGCCTTGGCAATCCGCGCAACATGTTCGTGAGGTTCAACTGATCATGGGTATTCGTTCGAGCGTCATGAGCTTCCTGGGCTTTGGTAAAGCTCCTGCCCGTGTATTCCGTCGTGCATATAACGGCGCCATGGTCTCGCGCTTGACATCAGATTGGATGTCGACGCAGGCCAGCGCTGACGCTGAGATTAGAGGCAATTTGCGCAGGTTACGGGATCGTTCCCGTGAGATGGTGCGCAATAACCCATATGCACGCCAAGCCAAACGCACTACGCAGATCAATGTGATCGGCACCGGCATCAGGTTGCAGTCTCAGGTCTTGCAGCTGCGCGGCAGCAAGCGCGACAACCGTATCAACAATGAGATTGAGGCCAAGTGGTCTTATTGGACGCGACCTAACGCTTGTGATTGCTCTGGTCGTTATAGCTTCCACGATTTCGAGTGGTTAGCCGCTGGTGCAATGTGCGAGTCAGGCGAGGCGTTGTTTCGCATCGTTCGCAAACAGTTTGGCGAGTCAAAGGTGCCTTTAGCGCTGCAGATGATCGAGAGCGATCTGCTCGATGAGTCATACAACGGTGCTACGCAGAAGAAAGGGAATGAGTGGCGCAACGGGGTTGAGGTTGATGAGTGGGGTCGCCCTGTTCGGTATGCGATCCTGACTCGTCATCCTGGCGATACGTTTTTCCAGGGCAATCCTGTCCCTGACAGAAAGCATGTTTTTCTGCCTGCAGATGACGTGATTCATCTGTTCATGCCTGAAAGACCAGGCCAGAACAGGGGTGTGCCCTGGTTCCATAGCGTCATGGCGGACGCACATCAGCTACAGGGATATGAAGAAGCTGCCGTAATTCGTGCTCGTGCTGGCGCAAGCATCATGGGATTTATTACAAATAACGAGGGCGAATTAATCGCTGATGATGTTGAGAATAGCGAAAGAATCTCAGAGTTTTCTCCTGGTACGTTCAAGTATTTGAGCCCCGGCGAGAGTATAACAGTGCCAGATATTGACTCCCCTGATCAACAATTTGAGATGTTCGTCAAGAACAAAGTTAGGCGTTTCGCGTCTGGCTTTGGGTGTTCTTACGAGACACTATCTCGTGACTTCAGCG